TCACTCTCCTTTGATGCGAATGCCAGCGACGCGTAATGCGTGTTCTAGGTCAATCAGGTAAAGCCAACTGCCATTTTCTTTAGGTATCATGACTTGTCGCTCATCTGCATTTATCGGGTGTCCATATCGAAGGTCGTAACGAGTCGGTAATTGAACTTCCCGCGCTTCCAGTTCAGCAATACGCTTGCTCCCATCAGAGATAACGCCTTCGTAATACTCACGCTGCTCGTTGAGTTGTGATTTTGCTTCTTCCAGTCCATCCAGCAAATCAGCGATAATATCCGCTTCCCGATGACGGATGTGACGCTTAAACGCCGCTAAAGCTGCATCACAATCCTGTTCAGCGTTTGGACTGTCTGGCTTTTCCTGATACCACGCCAGCGTCGATTGATAGTTTTGTGCTGCCTCACGCAGTGCCTGATAGTCAATCTTGCTCACTGGCTGCCTCCTTTGCCGGGATTTCTAACTTTTGAGTGGTTGTATCAAATTCAAACAACTTAACCACGTCATCAAACAGGACATAATCACCATCAGGATCTTCAGTCATATCAGTGCCACAATCCTGACCGCACGAGTCGCAACCACCCATATCAAGCTCGTATCGCTTCAGGTTCGCGATATTTGATAAATTCAGCGCCAGTACAGCCAGATCATTAACCTCGTCTGCGGTATACCCTGCACCATGTCCATACATTCCAATGCGGGATATGATTTCTTCTACACGTTGTTTTGTGATCGTCATTTTTCTCTTCACTCCGATATACAAGGATTACTACGCCCCCTCTGCTGATTGCGCGAGCTGGATCTCCTGGTTCCATACCGTCAATCCCGAAGGCTTCGAAAAATGCATCCATTGCCTGCTGGCGTTGATCCTGCCTACGGCGTTTATTCCATTTTTTCATGAACAACAGTGACATCCATCGTCCGCTGCAGAACATGATGTAGAAATAACCAAGAAGTGCCAGGCCGGTATTCAGGGCCGTATCAATCGTTATCGCCGGGTCAATATTCACTGACCACCTCCTGAAAAATAACCGCATGACCCAGTTTCTCCGTCAGTGCCAGCTCAGTCCTTGCACCTGCCGACTGCTGCCAGCCTTTCAGTATGTAAACCGCATCCACGCAACGGAGCATTGCCATGCAAATATCCATGTAGTGTGGCTGAGTCAGCCCGTCCGGAAGCACAGCCGGATTTAAAACGGTATGCCCTTCCCGTTTCAGCGCCTCTGCCGCCTTGTGAAATGCCTCGCGGTTAAAATTTTCATATCCCGTCATCGGACCGGCGATATAAATCCTCACTCCTGAACCCTCCTGTCGAAATAAACGTAGTTATTCACTGCGCCCAACTTCATCCCAAACTTTTCGGCAATTTCCCGTTGGGGTACGCCACGCTGATGCAGTTGCCGCGCCAGCTCAATATCACGCTGTGAGAATTTGGCTGACTGGTGATAATCACCCCGTAACATCATGCTGATCCCCAGTTCCCGCGCTTTCGTCCTGACGGCTGACTCACTACGGCCAATCAGATAACCGATGCTTTCGACTCTCATCGTTCCCGCACACTGCCGGAGTATCAGGATTTCAGCCCAACGCCACTTCTTCCAGCCACTCACCGCTGCTGCTCTCTGGTGGTGGTAATATCCCGGAGAATATCCCTGTGTTTGTTCAGTTCCCGCAGCGCAGCACAGACTCGCTCCCACTTCTGGACATCACTTTTCGCCCGACGCAGTTCGCGGTTTGCCATATGCAGCTATGGTAAAACCAGGTCATCCGCTTGCGTTTCGGTGAACAGTGGCAACGACTGCACAATATCCACCACAGTTTCTGTTTTAATATCTTCCTGTGTAGTCGTTTGCTGGACTGGTAACGCAACACCTGCTGGCTGAGGAAGGGCTTTACCATCCGTTTCCGCTACAGATGCGGCTTTCGGCTCTACTGGTAAATTATCGCCCGGCATGCAGTAACGAAATTTACCGCCCTGATTCACGCGAATCAGACGCCCTTTGCTGATTGCCATTGCCAGCGATGAATTCGCACGGCGGGAGGTAATTCCGAACATCAATGCCAGCTCATCCGCCGTTTGTGGGCCATGTTGTTCAATCGCCTCTGTCAGCATTTGCGCCGTCACTTTTGGTGGTTGTATCACAGATTCACTTTCCCCTGCCTGAGTCAGCCACCACATCGCCCCCCTGTTATCCGCTTCACCACGGCGTTTCAGTTTCCACAGTTCGTTGACAGCCTCTTCACGACTGATTCCAAGGCGCGCAGCCACCACATGTGAAGAGGCTTTTTTCAGTGCTTTCAGTGCGTCAGATACGGTTTCCATTAAAATTTCCTCCGGACAAAATTACTTCACAACCCTCATATTGCTGACATTTGGACGCCAGCTATCCCAGTTAAACGTCACCCATCGACCACCGTTCATGGTCATGCGGTCCATAATCCTCTCACCAAGAAGCGTACTCATTGCGGCATGATTCAGGTTTGTTAACATCCCGACACTGCACAGTGATGCTGTCCGGCGATCAATTATCTGGTGCAATACCACCTGCTCGTTTTTCGTCTCCCGCTGGACGCCTATTTCATCCAGGACCAGCAAATCAACCCCGCAAAGCTCCTGTAAAAATTTTTCCCCGGATTTGCCGTTGTCGTAGCTGTCATGCAACACGCTCATGACGTCAGACACGGTGACGATAATCACGCTGCGCCCCTTCACCATCAGCCGGTTGCCCATCGCCGCTGCAAGGTGATTTTTCCCGGTGCCGGTTTTACCGCTGAACACAAAATTCGTGCACCCGGTCATCAGTTCGTCAGCTATGGATTTGGCATAGCTCAGCGCGTATTTTTGCCCGTCGTTCTGCACCTGATAATTTGCAAACGAGCATTTGCTGTGCAGAGGCTGGATGCCCGAACGATTCAGGATTTTTTCCACCCGCAACTGGCGATTCTGGCAGTTAATCTCCTCGCTGCGTTTTCGTCCTTCAGCAAGTTGCCATTCCCGCCACTCCTCCACCGTCCGGTACGGTGGAACCGCCCCCAGTGGTGCAAGTCTGCGAATACATTCAAGAACCCCAACTGCCGCAATGTTTTTCATGCCACATCACCCCCTGAATCCCGGCGGTATTTCAGTGTCCGGTTCAGAAATGTGATTTACGCAACGCTGCGCGGGCGAACGCCCCAGGCGGATAACCAGTTCATCCCATTTTTCCCTGAGTTTTGCCGGACTCATGATGTTTTTTACCCAGAACGAATCCCGCTGGACACGCCCAAACATTTCACAAATCTGCCGGTGACTACGTCCATCCAGCATACGCATCATGCGCACATCATTCGCCCAGGTCGTCCAGTTAGGTTCTCTGGGGCGTGACACCTCACCATCATCACTGGCGGCCTGTTCATACAACGCCACAACCCGTCCCCAAATCCACTGCGCACAGGCGACATCCTCACGGGTACCCCACTGTCGCTTCGGTACATTCCAGGTATGCGCATCTGGGTGTTTCTCCAGAAATCGCTCAACTGGTGATGATCGTTTTTCGTCCAGCAGTGAAACGTCCGGACAAGAAGATCTTTTATCTGACGGATCAGGTTTTAATACTGACGGATCGGGGTCAATCATCGCCCCCCTAATACGCAGTTTTTTATCAACCGTTGATCCATCAACATTTGACGGGTCAACCGTTGAGGGGGCAATATTTGACGGGTTAACTGTTAACGGGTCATTTTTTGCCGGGCTAATTTTTCTTTTCGGTTTATATGCCTCACGCGCCGCAGTTGCAGCTGCTTCGAGTTTTTCCACATTAAGCCGATAGATATTGCTTACGTTACGCCCACCGACCTTACGCTCTTCCTTCGTCAGCCAGCCCTCTTTCGCCAGTTCTGCAATAGCAGATTTAACGGTGGATTCACTTCTTGCACCGATCTGACGCCGGATAGTTTCAATGGCAGGCCATGACACGCCCTCGTCATTGCTGTAGTCTGCAAGACGGGCCATAACCGCCACCCTGGATAAGATCATGCCGGTGAAGGCGCACCCTTCCCAGACAAGACCATGAAGCTTGCTGCTCATAAACCCCCCGAACACCGTGCTTTTAGTGCATCACCACAGCATTCCCTGCCGGGCCGCCGCGATTCATCTGGTCATACAAAACAACCGCTGACGCAACAAAATCATCGACATCCTTCACCAGCCGATCCCTCCGTTCGACGATCTCACGGTAATATTCAGAACTGTGGCTGCGCATACGGGCCACCAGCAAAGGCGGCATCGCCTTTTCGATCGCCGGTAACAGAGCCTGCATTTTTTCAACAGCATCAGGGGTGTCTTTATCCAGCCAACGGAAAATTTTCTGTGTATTACGGGCCAGGGCTTCCGGATGGCTGTCGTCGTACAGTTCAGGGAACGTCATCCCCAGTTCGAAATAAGTCCGGGCTATTTCAGCTGCAGGAACTTTCTCACCGTCCGGATAGGCCCAGGCATTGATCGCCATGCGGATGTGCTCATGCTTGATTTTCATGAATCAAGCTCCTAGAAAGTGGTTGTGTTAACGTTTTGGTATCTTCCAGCTCAGGCCAAATATTCATCCAATCAAAAGGCCTTAGTTGCTGACGTGTAACTTCACCATTACTGGCTCGCTCAATAAGGACACATAACGATGCCCCTAACACTTGGCCTTTACTCAATGCCTTTCTTAGATAACCGATGCTGGTACCACACTCGCATGCAAACATACGCTGTTCATCTGACGAAAGAGAATTGAGAAATATTCTTAATTCTTCCATAGCTACTCCTTAGTAAACACAGCAAAGAATACCTATAGGTAAACAAAAGTCAATACCTTTGGGTTGTTTACCTTACGGTAATCACATCTATTATTTACCTATGGACAAATATGAATTTAGACGACAGCAGCTCATCAAAATTCGTGATGAGAAATGCGATGGTAAAGCGGTTAACGTAGCCAGAAAGATCGGTCGCGAGCCTTCTTATGTATCAAGAATGTTGTACCCAGAGGGGAAAAAGGGAAAAAAACGGATCGCTGATGATATGGTGGAGATTATCGAAGAGTCCTTTGGGTTACCCCGAGGATGGATGGATGGTATCGTTTCATCATCAACGAACACAGCCTCCAATTATGAAACAAGGGTTCTAACGCCACGACAACGTATTTTTTTAGATCTCTTAGACGAGCTGCCAGAAAGTGAAGCGGATAACTTATTAAAAACTCTTGAAGAGAAAAAACAGTATTACAATATGATCTACGAAGAAATCCGTAAAAAGAAAGCACAAAACGCATCATAACTCACCAAACAACCAGTCACCAGTTAAGACGCCTGAAAAAAAGTTACCCATGGGTATTTACTTTTTGGGTACCCATGGGTATGCTCCCTTTCATACCAACCCACTCCGCCCCACAGAATGCAGGGCAATACCTCGAGTTACCCGGCAGTGGTCAGGGGTTAAGTAGCCAGCCCGAGGCGTATGAACATGACGGCGGGAACACTTTGTATAACAGCGCAGCAGGTTTTTAGTTCCGCTACCCGGCGTTAAGGGTAAATGGGGTCAACATGGATACTATCGAGCTTGGCAACAACGAATCTCTGGTGTGCGGAGTATTCCCCAACCAAGACGGCACGTTTACCGCGATGACGTATACCAAAAGTAAAACGTTTAAAACCGAAGCTGGCGCGCATCGCTGGTTAGCCAGAAACGCTAACTGATTAGCGCCAGTAAAAACAGGTTTCCACAGGTTAATTTACCCTGAAAAGTCAGGGCATAACACGAAAGCGCACGGCGAGATTCCTTTGCATATAAGGTTAGATTTCTTCGACCGTGCGCTTCCGGTTGTGGCAATCCGCGAAATGGCGCGGCGGTAAGTATGGCGGGGTTATTCCTTCCCCCGTTGAGGACACCGGGTTGTCAGGTTGACCATACGCTTAAGTGACACCCCAGCCACAACAACCTCTGTTATCACTTTTCTGGTGATTCGGCGGAAATGAATATCCGCCCTTTTTAAAGTGAATTTTGTGATGCTGTGAATGCGGCTATGCGCACGCGGAACAGTTAAAGCAGTAAGGCGGTCTTTTACTGGCGTAACGAGCATCAACTAACCCGACGTTAATTGTTAACTGGTTAACGTCACCTGGAGGCACCAGGCGCTGCATCACAAAATTCATTGTTGAGGACGCGATAATGGAAACGTTATTACCAAACGTTAATACGTCTGAAGGTTGTTTTGATATTGGTGTTCTGCTCAGTAATAAAGCGTTTACTGAGGATGCCATTAATATACGGAAATATGAGCCTTATCTGCTCAATGATAATTCCATTCTTTCCCGAATTGCCCTTATTAAACTTGGTATTTTCGGAGAACGTCAATGACTTCAGCATTTGCACTGGTGATGACGGTTTTTCTTATAACGGGTGAATAACAGAATGTGATTACCGGAATTTATGCCAGTAAAGAATCCTGCCTCCAGGCAAGAGACGAGCAAAAAATTTCTGGTGAATGCCTACCGGTAAAAAAAGTATCGCTGAACCTGAATAACGAAACACCGGCTGGATAACCCGCCAGCCATATTAACGCCATACCAACGGATTAAAAATGCCAGCAATAGCAGGGATTCGTTCACCCTGAAATCTGTAATGAGGTTAAAACACAATGAATAAAATCTTTATTTGCGCTGCTATTCCTGACGAACAGGCCATAGAAGAAGATAGCGCTGTTGCGGTGGCCACTGCCATTGAAGCCGGTGATGAGCGTCGCGCACGCGCAAAATTTCACTGGCAATTTCTGGAGCAATTCCCGGCAGCTCAGGACTGCGCTTATAAATTTATTGTCTGCGAGGATAAACCCAGTATACCCCGCCCTGCCCTCGATTCCTGGGATACCGAATATATGCAGGAAAACCGCTGGGATGAGGAGTCTGCGTCCTTTGTCCCGGTCGAACCCGAATCCGATCCGATGAACGTCACTTTTGACAATCTGGCCCCTGAAGTACAGAACGCCGTCATGGTTAAGTTCGACGCATGTGAAAACATCACTGTTGATATGGTGATTAGCGCTCAGGAATTGTTGCAGGAAGACATGGCAACATTCGACGGCCATATCGTTGAAGCGTTGATGAAGATGCCAGAAGTTAACGCCATGTATCCGGAGCTTAAGCTGCATGCCATCGGGTGGGTTAAGCATAAATGTAAACCTGCTGCTAAATGGCCCGAAATTCAGGCAGAGATGCGCATCTGGAAAAAACGTCGCGAAAGTGAACGCAAGGAAACCGGGAAATACATATCTGTCGTTGATATCGCCCGTTCCAGAGTAAACCAACAGAACACTGAAAACGCTGCTGAAAAAACCGGGGCTGTCACTGTTGCCGTTCGCCGCGAATACAAACAGACATGGAAAACACTCGACAATGAACTGGCCTGCGCCCTCTGGCCCGGTGATGTGGATGCAGGAAACATTGACGGTACCATCCATCGCTGGGCGACAAATGAGGTTATCGACAAGGATCGCGAAGACTGGAAGCGTATCTCAGCATCAATGCGCAAACAGCCCGAAGCACTTGCCTATGACCGTCAGACTATTTTTGGCCTTGTTCGCGAACGTCCGATCGATATTCACAAAGATCCCGTTGCACTGAACAAATATATCAGCGAATACCTGACGACAAAGGGCGTGTTTGAACATGAAGAAACAGACCAGAGCTCTGCTGATGCTCTCCAGTCACCAGCAGCACAAACTGCTCCAGTGGAGACGGCAGAATCCGATACTCAAAAAAATGAAATCCTGGTGGAAGCTGAACCATCTGTAGAGCGTGAAGGACCATTTTATTTCGTCTTTACCGATAAGGGCGGGGAAAAATACGGCAGGGCAAACAAACTTTCTGGTCTGGACAGGGCGCTGGCTGCCGGCGGTACCGAAATCTCAAAAGAAGAATATTTTGCCCGAAAAAATGGCACATACACGGGCTTACCGCAAAATGTGGATAGCACTGAAGATTCCGAACAACCAGAGCCGGTAAAAGTTACCGCTGACGAAGTAAACAAAATTATGCAGGCAGCCAATATCAGCCAGCCTGACGCCGATAAATTGCTTGCTGCATCACGTGGTGAATTTGTTGAAGGGATTAGCGACCCGGATGATCCGAAATGGGTGAAAGGGATCCAGAGTCGCGACGCTGAGGACCAGAATCAGCCCAACGTGAAACAAAATGAGCCAGAAGCGGAACAAAACAGCCCGGATACGCAACAAAACGGGCCAGAAGAACAACAACCAGAACCAGCAGTGCAACAGGAACTGGAAAAAGTTTGCACCGCATGCGGTCAGACCGGTGGCGGCAACTGTCCTGACTGTGGTGCGGTGATGGGGAACGCAACCTACCAGGAAACATTCGATGAAGAAAATCAGGCTGAAGCTCAGGAAAATGATCCGGAGGAAATGGAAGGCACTGAACATCTGCACAAGGAGAACACTGTCAGCGATCAGTATCACGCCAGCGATAATAAAACTGGCGAAACAGCAAATCCCTTAATTAAAGTGAACGGTCATCATGAAACCACATCCACCAGCAGGTTGTGGCACCATCTGATGATTGACCTTGAAACAATGGGAAAAAATCCTGATGCGCCAATAAACGCTATAGCCGGTAAGTTTTTTGATCCGGCAACCGGAGAGATGGGGCCAGAATTCAGCAAAACTATCGATCTGGAAACCGCAGGCGGGGTCATCGATCGGGACACCATTAAGTGGTGGCTGAAACAGTCACGCGAAGCACAATCCGCCATTCTGACCGATGAAATCCCGTTGGATGATGCACTGCTGCAATTCCGGGAATTTATCGACGAAAACTCCGGTGAATTTTTTGTTCAGGTCTGGGGTAACGGTGCAACTTTCGACAACGTGATTTTACGCCGTTCATATGAACGGCAGGGGATCCCCTGCCCGTGGCGTTACACCAATGATCGCGATGTAAGAACGATGGTTGCTCTGGGACTGGTGATGGATTTCGACGCAAGAACGACTATTCCATTCGAAGGTGAACGCCATAACGCGCTGCACGATGCGCGTTACCAAGCAAAATACGTTTCAGCCATCTGGCAAAAACTGATCCCGAGTCAGGCTGATTTTTAATGTTCAACCCCGGTCGTCGCCCGCAAGCTATAGTGGCGGCGACCATGATTAGCGAACAACTCTCATGGCAAGACTTATTCTTCTCACTGAGTGGGCAAAAGAGGAATTCAGTGACCCGGTCCCGACTCCGGGCACGTTAAGTAAATACGCTAAAGCCGGAATGATATTTCCTCTCCCCAAAAAAGTTGGAAGACACTGGCGAGTGGATCCTCGAGCTCGCTTTGTCGGAATGGTAAACAAGCCGGAAGTGATCGCCACAGATCACCCTGCTTTGAAGAGGATACTGGAAGATGGCGCGCCCACGAAAATATAAAACTGAAGTTCCGGGATTATCTCCGTATTTTGACAAAAGAAATAACAAAGTTTACTGGCGTTACAGGCATCCCATAACAGGAAAAAATCACGGACTCGGCAGTATTGACCAGAAACAGGCAGAAGCTATTGCAGCAGAAGCGAACAGCCGTCTTGCCAGGCAACAAATGGAACAAATGCTCAGTCTGCAGGAGAAAATTATTAGTGATACCGGTAGTCCATCAACCGTTTCTGCTTTTCTGAATAGTTACCGAAAAATTCAACAGGAAAGATATGAAAACGGAGAGATCAAACTCAACACACTGAAACAGAAAGCATCCCCTCTCAGAGTATTTGATGAACGTTTTGGTACCAGACCATTAGATGCCATAACCGTAAAAGATGTGGTATCGGTGCTGGAAGATTACAAGGCAAAAGGACATAACAGAATGGGACAAATTTTCAGGAAAGTACTGATCGATGTTTTCCGGGAGGCCCAGCAAACGGGCGATGTCCCGCTAGGCTTTAACCCTGCAGAATCGGCAAAAAAACCACAGGTACGGATATCACGGCAACGACTGACCTTTGATGAGTGGATGATGATTTATAATGCAGCGGAAAAGGATGGTTACTTTTTACAGCGTGGTATGCTGCTGGCACTGATGACAGGCCAGCGCCTTTCAGATATTTGCAAAATGAAATTTTCGGATATCAGGGATGGTTATCTTCATGTCGAACAGCAAAAAACAGGAACCCGGATTGCCATCCCTCTGGCTCTGCGTTACGATAAATTAAATCTCACCCTGGATGATGTGGTGTCATCCTGTCGCGATTGCGTTCTTAGTCCGTGGCTATTGCACCACCATCATGCTAAAGGGACAGCTAAGCGCGGCGGGATGGTTAAGCCAGCAACGTTAACCGTTGCATTTAAAAAAGCCCGGGATTCTGTGGATTACAACTGGCGTGCTAATGGCACCCCACCCTCTTTCCATGAGCAGAGATCTTTATCAGAACGATTGTTCAGAGAACAGGGAATTGATACCAAAATTTTGCTGGGCCATTCGAATCAAAAAATGACCGATATTTACAACGACGCACGCGGTAAGGAATGGAAAAAACTGGTCATTTGA